TCTAAGGCAGGCACAAGGTGTTGGCCAATAAAGCCACTGCTGCCAGTTACTAATATTTTCATTTGATATTGTACTGCTTTTTCCATTCAAAAAATTCCATTGTTTCAAATGGAACGTCGTTGTTGACATACCAAGTTTCCATATGACTCCATACTCCTGGATTGCGTTTGCGTTGTGAACAAACATTATATACAGCTACTTTGTAGCCTTGAGTCAGCAAGTAATTGGTAGCAATCACATTGTAATTTACGTCTTGGCAATAGAGATCATGTTCAAACGCAATAAAATCAAAAGTCAATCCAGATTCAACTGCTTTTTTAAGTGCGGTAAATGTATTTTCGGGCGGTTCTATGTCTGCCTGTAAGAAGTTGATGCGGTTGGGCAATCCTTGAGCTTGGGCCGCTGACCAGTAATCAAAGGTAGTGGCATCCTCCCAATAGATATGATTGGTTCTACAATCAGGCCAGAATGGTTGGTTTCTAGTGTCCAGTTCTAGTCCAAACCCCCGCCATCCCAGTCTTTCCAATGCCACAGTGTTGCTTCTCTGCACAGGCTTTTGAGATCCTATTTCTATATAAGTGCCGTTTGGCCCACACAGCCCGTATGCAAACCTGTCTACCTTGGCTTCTGCTGATTTATTGAACGTCAGGTCTTTGAGTTGATTGAAGTAGAATGTCATGGATTTCTTTGTTGGGTATTTATAGTTATAAATATATGTAGTTAATTAAAAAGGTTACAGATGACAATTCACGTTTACACATCACAAAGTATTGATTATTTCAATGACATTGGCAAATACAGTTTGGCCAGCGTATTAAAATTTCTTCCTAGCGACACAAAAATTACAGTCACTACAGAAGATTTTGACAAGTGGCCCAAATTGAATCCTAGAATCAATCTAGTTGATTTGTACAGTCTCAACAACGGGTTTAAACCGTTTGAAGATCGCTGGCAAGGTAAAATCATGCAGAAGGTTATTAGTTTTGCCAAAAAAGGCTATACTGTGTTGGAAGGAACAGAACACAGTGCTGCTGATACCATGATATGGTTAGATGCTGATGCGTTCATCAAACGTTCGCTTGATGAAGCGTTTTTTAGAAAGTTGTTAAATGGCAATCTATCAGCACACCTAGGCGTCACACACGACAGCGGCGAGTTTTGTGTTGAAAGTGGTTTCTTTGTATTTGATCTAACACATCCAGGCCGCAGTGATTTTGCTAGAATCTATCGAGACTACTATGACAATGATCGCATGGAAGGCATGGGTCGTTTTTATGACAGCAACGTGCAAGGGCATGTGGTCAAAGATTGCGAAAAATTAGGAATTACATTTACAGAAATGAATCTCCGTCAAAAAGGCAATACACCCATTCGTGGCAGCATGGTCAACGACGACGTGGGACACTTCAAAGGAAAAATCAAACGCCAAGCCGAAGAATTGTACGAAGAATTTGTCATTAAAGATTATGTCAGTCAGGTGCTTGCATGACACATGACATAACATGGATCACAAGCTTCAGCCAAGTTTATTTTGACTCTGTAGCAAAATATAATTTACCTGGCTGGTCAATGCTGGAAGGTCACAAAATTGCCATGACTGAAAACATGCCAGGGTTTTCTTATCCAGGACTTGAAGTCATTGATGCAACTCCTGCATACCCAGATCCCAATGATCCACACTTTGCTCTTGGTGGCACTAAAAAGGGCAAGTTTTGGCGCAAAGGCAAGTGTTTTTTGTGGGCCATTCGTAATGCCAAAACACGTTGGGTGATTTGGCTCGACAGCGATGTTAAAGTTCTAAACCCCATTGACTTGAGTCGCTTCTGGCCTAGAGAAGGAGATGTTGTGAGTCTCATCTGCGGAAATCTCAAACAGGCAGAATCTGGTTTTGTTATTGTAGATACCCACCATCCATTGTTTAGGCAATGGACTGATGAATACGAACAATGCTGGTACAACGGCATTGTTGATACACTACATCGTCCCTGGGATAATGATGTGTTGTGGTATGTGTGTAAAAAATTACCACATCGCAATTTAAGCAAGAGTGTAACAAAAAGTCCACAAGGATTTGAGGACACAGACTTATTGGATTACATGTACCACTATTCGGGTAAACGTCAAAAAGATCTGGTGCGAGCATGAAGCCACAACTATTAGCCTCTAAAAAACGCAGTCAGGCATACCAAGAATTTTTTGCCTTTAGCATTGGTGGCCCAAACAAAACCTATATTGAAATTGGTGCTTTTAAACCAGCAACCAAAAGCAATACCTATGCACTAGAAGTTGATCAGGGTTGGCGCGGATTTAGTATGGAACTAAATCAAAAATACAAAGGACATTGGGAACAATGCTTAGAACGTCACAATCCTGTGTGTTGGGAAAATGCTATTACATTTGATTACCTTGCACAAATTGAAAAAATGAACTTGTCTCGGCGCATTACTTTCCTCAGTTGCGATATTGAACCACCTAGCAACACATTTGCCGCGCTAAAACGTGTGATAGAACAAGGCATTGAGTTTGATTGTATTTGTTTTGAGCATGACAAGGCAAATCCCAGTAACAAAGATACCACTGACTATGATCCTATTGTGCGTGAATATTTGGCAGGCAAAAGTTACAGGGTAGCAGTCAGTGATGTTTATTGTAACAACCAAAAAGACTACTTGTTTGAAACTTGGTTTGTAAAAAATGACGTTGACTATCCGCCTACACAGACATTTGATGAGTGGAAAATCTGGATGGGCCTGGTATGAACATTGAAGTAATTACCAGTTTTGATCAAACGTACTATGACATGATTGGATATGCCTGTGTGGACACTTGGTTGCAGTATTGGCCTGACGATTTGATTCTTACTTGTTATGTAGAAAATATGACCTTGCCCGAAAACTCACGCATTCGTCAAATTCCATTTGAAGAACTAGGTACATCGTATGTGCAATTCCAGCAGAGTGATGAAAGTGATCGTGTAAAAACTTTTTCTAAAAAAGCCTATTCAGTCATGCATGCGTTTGAAAATAGCACAGCAGATTTGATTATTTGGTTAGATGCAGATGTCATTACAAAACAACTATTGCCTCGTGAAGTGTTAGAATCATTGTGTTCCAACGCACAAATGGCAGCATACATGGCAGTAGATCATGACGGATGGTACAGTGCTGAAACAGGTATTTTTGCAGTTAACACACGCCATGTTGCATTTAAAAAATTTGCTTCAAGATATCGTGAACGTTATGACAATCATATCAAACATGATTTAAGACGTTTTTACGACGGAGAAGTGTTCGGTGCTGTGGCAAAAGAATTTAGAGCTCGGCCACATCAGTTTGAAATGAACGACTTATGTGGCAAGTTTACAAAGGCTTATAAAACACCAATGAAACACACTGTTTTTGGAACGTTTTTGCATCACTACAAAGCCAAACATTCCAAAGCAGCTTTTGTAGCTCAGGTCCAGTAAGATTCTGTGCGTTGAATTTTTAAATCTTTAGCTTTGCTTTTACCCAGTGTTTTACGATCACCTTTTAAGTGATCTAGGTATGCACCCCAGGCTGAGTTAATTAGGGGATGTCCTTCACCTGTGATCAAATGGCTTGACCAATCAAGCTCTTGTAATGGCAAATGTTTTCTCACAGCATCAAACACAAACGAGTCGTGCCATTCTGCTAGTGTAAAAATGCCCTGTTCGGCATCATCATAATAGCGTTGAAACTGTGTTAAAAAATCTCTTGTGCGTTGACTGCGCAAATTCATTGCATACAACCCACATTCAGTATATTTGCCACGCCGCCCCAAGAAACAAAGATCTTGATCTGCAGGGCATAGTCCATCCAAGTCATCAACTGAGATAGGGCTATGACATACTGTGTCTGCATCCATCCAGATTAACCAATCAGTATCAATGTGTTTGGCACAGTGAAAAATACTGTAGACCTTGTGGGCAAATCTCACGGCGTCCCATTTGAATCCTTTGCCTGCATCCTTACGTTGCGATCTAACTGGATCAGCACTTACATCACCATTGGCCCTGGGCACACCCTGCCAACATTGTTTGAATGCAGTGAGTTCATTGACCACAGAGATGTCACGTACTACTAGATTGGGCGCTGTTTCTTGTACGCTACACCCTTCTGCATACACAACCAAACTGACAGGCCACGTTTGCAAAAACGTTTGAATCATGCGGCGGCCGTACTTTGCATAACCATCCGCGTTGAAAGTGGTAATTACAGTGTATTTCATCTCACATACTTATGATCAATAACGTAGCCTATTTTCCTTCTCAATGTGCTCAAAACTCTAGACCCATAATGAGTGCGGTACTGGATCTCTTGCAATCTCGGGGCATACAAACACAAGAAAACTCCATGACTGCTGATGCGGCCATAATTTGGTCAGTATTGTGGGCAGGGCGCATGGCGCCTAATCAAGCTGTATACGAACACTACCGCAGTCAAAACAAACCAGTAATTATTTTGGAAGTTGGTGCGTTGTATCGTGGGCAAACTTGGAAGGTAGCCGTAAACAACATTACCAGTGCAGGATACTATGGACACACGGAAAATTTAGATTGGGACCGTCCTCGAACATTGGGAGTCAGCCAAGCCATAACTTTTAACTCCAATCCTGGGGTGGTTATTGCTGCCCAACATGCCCGCAGTTTGCAAGTGGCAGGTATTGACATGACACAGTGGGTGTTGGATCAAATCAAATTAGTACGTCGACATACAGATCGCCCAATCAGTGTGCGTCCGCACCCACGCAACAGATTGAATGTAAGTCAATTGCCACCAGATGTCAAGATAGAACAGCCACATCCTGTTGCTGTCACCTACGACAGTTTTGACATGCGATTTAATTATCATGCGGTGGTCAATTACAATTCAGGACCAGGAGTACAAGCAGCCATTGCTGGATGCAGACCTATAGTGCATGAATCAAGTTTGGCTGCACCTGTTGGCATGACTATAGCTGATATAGAAAAACCATACGATATCAATCGAGATCAGTGGCTGGTAGAGATCTGCCACACTGAATACACACTAGATGAATTGCGTAAAGGAACATGGCTAAAAAGAATAGAACCCGCACTGATCAAATGACCGACTGCGCTTGCGTTATTCACGGAACTGGTTACGACTGGATATATGTCGAACGGCTGTACAACATGTTGAATCGACGACTGAGCGGCGGTTGTAGAATGCATGTTTACACAGAACATGATAGGTCAGTGCCCCCGCACATGATCAAACACTGTTTAGAAGAATGGAAAGGCATAAGTGGACCAAAAAAATCTTGGTGGTACAAAATGCAGTTGTTTAATCCTGAACACTACCAAGGCAACTTGCTGTATTTTGATTTGGACGTTGTGATCAATGGAGACATCACGTGGATCACACATCTTGACACAGAAAAGTTCTGGACCATAAAAGATTTTAGATATTTGCAACACCCCACATTGTCGGGCATCAACAGCAGTATCATGTGGTGGAATGTAAACCGCTATCAATATGTATGGGAAAAATTCAAATCTGAGGATGTGACCAAAGTTGTGCGCCAGTATCATGGTGACCAGGACTACCTTAACGCTGTTATTGACTACAACAATCGCAGATACCTTGACGTCAATCGAATCAAAAGTTATCGCTGGGAGATTGCTGATGGAGGTTTTGCCTTTCCCATGCGTGTGCCTCGCTCACCAGGTGCAGGTGCAGTGATTGACTCTGACACTTGTGTTATGGTGTTTCACGGTCACCCCAAGCCACACGAAGTACGTGATCCTAAAATTGTACAACTTTGGGTTTAGTTTTGATCGGTTGACCAATAATTGACGTTTTGCTATAATTAGGACTTAGCAACAAGGAGTCCTCCATGGGGTACAAGGTTATTGAAGTTGATGCCATGCGTGACAAATACGGAGCCCGTGCAGGACTAGAAGGTCCGTTCAACTTCTCTGGCCGAGTGCTATACTACGACCCCAAAGAGGGCGCCTACTATGACCCCCACACTGACTTCTACGTGAGCCAAGCAGAAATGGATGTGCTCAACCAACAATTTTACGAAATCTTAAAAAGGTAATACTTTTGTTATACTTTGCTTATGGAATGAACACCAACCGTGAAGGCATGTCTTCTCGCTGTCCGGGCGCACTGAGCTTGGGCCACGCACGCCTGATTGATCATGCCTTTCGCTTTGCCATTCATGCTGATGTAGTGCCATGCAAGGGCTCCTATGTGGATGGTGTGCTGTGGCGCATTGACGAGTTTCATTTGAACAGTCTGGACAATCTAGAAGGCTTTCCTTGGTACTATAATCGCGGACAATTTGCAGTGGAACATCGTGGTGAAGTGTTTGTTGCAGAGTGTTACTTCATGCAACCAGGCAACGAGGACAGCCTGCCCAATCAAAGCTATTTTGACATGGTGGTGCAGGGTTATGAGCAACATGGCGTGCCCACAGAACAAGTGTTTAACTCTGTATACGATAGTATTACATAACCCGCCAACTTATCGGGACTTGACCAATAATTTCCAATCTGCTACAATAGTGGCATACAAAGCAAAAAGGATTATATGAATATTCGTGTTAAAGCCGCAGTCAGAACCGTGTTGATCCTCAGCGGATTTGCATTAGTTAGTATTGCAGTTCAATTAATACTAAAGTATACACCTCCAGAAATGATAGCGCCTGCTTTGGCTACTGTGGCCATTGGGGCAATGGTGTATCTTCTGTATACTATAGTATTAGGGCAGATTCGCTCGGAAGAAATACTTAAAGCACTCAACACTAAAGGTTGACCAATAATTTCCAATTTGCTATAATACACACATAGACAGCAAAGTTCAACAGCACACCAAGGAGCCAACCATGAGTGCAATTCGTATCGTTCGCGGCGTTTACCGCAACAAAACTGTTCAAAATCAAGTGTTCACTTTGGTGAGCGGATTTCAAACTGGTGCCAAAGGTGGCTATGTCACCGTGCAAAATGATGGTACCTTTCCTAACTGCCCTGATGCCATCCGCATCAAGGTAGAAAACATTTCAGACATTGAGTATACTTCAGGAGAGCATGTGCAAGAAAATACTGTGAAATTCAAACCCACTGTGGTGGCAGAGACTGATGAACAAGCCATGGACCGTATCCGTGAGCGTTTTGACATCCTGCATGAGATGACCAAGGCCTGTGTGAGCGGCGACATTCGTGCTATGATTGTGAGTGGCCCTCCGGGCGTGGGCAAGAGCTACGGCGTGGAGCAAGAGATTGACAAGGCCTGTTTGTTTGACAAGCTGGCCAGCAAACGCCTTAAGGCTGAAGTTGTTAAAGGCTCAGCCAGCCCTATTGGCCTGTACCAAACCTTGTACAAGTATTCAGATCCCAATTGTGTGTTGGTATTTGATGACTGCGACTCAATCCTGTTGGATGACGTTGCACTGAATTTGCTGAAGGGTGCCTTGGACTCCGGCAAGAAGCGTAAGATTTCCTGGTTGTCGGACAGTCGCGTTTTGCGAAGCGAAGGCATTCCAGACAGTTTCGAGTTCAAGGGTTCGGTAATTTTTATTACCAACTTGAAGTTTGATACCATGCGTTCGCAGAAACTGCGGGACCACTTGGATGCATTGCAAAGCCGATGCCACTACTTGGACTTGACACTTGACACCATGCGTGACAAGGTCCTGCGTATCAAGCAGATTGCCAAGGACGGTGTGTTGTTTGCAGACTATGACTTTGACGAGTGTGTGCAGGACGAGATCATTGCCTTCATGGACGAGAACAAAAATCGTCTGCGTGAGATGAGTTTGCGTATGGCTCTTAAGATTGCAGACTTGCGCAAGATGTCAGTGTTAAACTGGAAGCGTCTTGCAGAGACCACTGTTATGAAACCCGCAGGAGCCTAACATGTATGAAATTTGGGATGGTGACTTGTACTTGTACTCGGTGGATACTGAGTACGAAGCAGATGAACAGCGTGAAGCAGGCTTCACAGTTAAATATTTAGAATACTACGGAGCGTGATATGGAAAAATTTGCAGTTTTTGTCGGTACAGTTGTGCTTGCTATTGCAGGAGTTCTGTTACTGAGTTTCTTACTGAGCTGGCCAGTGTACATGCTGTGGAACGGTTGCTTGGTGAGTGCCGTAGCAGGGGTCAGTGAAGTGACTTGGTTGCAAGCCTGGGGTATTACCATCCTGTTCAGCTTCCTTTTTAAGACATCAGTCAACTCAAAAGCATAACCCTCCAAGGTTATCCCGGGCATTGGTTGGCTCCGGCCCGGGCTTTGTGGCAGGTACCCTTAAAAAAGGTACCTGTCTTTTTGACTTTTATTTGTGCATGTGCTACTATATACACAATGCCTTTTTGTTTTTCTCCTTGGACCAATATTGATGTCAGCCCCGTGGGTGACATTGCTCCTTGTTGTAAATTTATTACCGAGTCCTACAATCAAAAATTCAACATCAGTGAACACACTGTACACGATTATCGTGGCAGTGCTTTTTTGCAATCCGTACAACAAGATTTTCGTGCAGGGCAGTGGCCTGCAGGTTGCACACGATGCCAGATTGAAGAACAAAACAAAATTCAAAGCAAACGCCAATTGGATTTTGACCGTTGGCAATCACATTATATTGCCTACAATCTTGAACAAGATGGGTTTGTAACAGCCAGTATTGCATTTGGTAATACTTGTAATCTCACATGCATCACATGCAATCCTTATAGTAGTAGTCGTTGGCGGCATGAGTACCAAACCATTTATCTCAAAGACGTAAAGAATTTTCATTTTTACAAAGATGATTTTGTGCAGGACTTGGTACAGTCGGCACCACATTTAGTACACATTGACATACCTGGTGGCGAGCCATTTCTAAGTGGTGTTGCAGAACAGCATGCATTGTTGCAACACTATGTTGACACCAACCAAGCTAGTAACATTACACTGCACTATACCACCAATGTGACCACTTATCCTAATCAGGAATGGTGGAACTTATGGCAACACTTCAAAGAAGTTGACATGCAGTTGAGCATAGATGGTGTGGGCGAACGCTACAACTATATTCGTTATCCAGGTGACTGGGATCAGATACAGCCAAATATCCAAAGATATTTGGAGTGCCAAACTCTGCCAAATTTTTGTCTCAGCGTGAGTCACACTGTGAGTGCGTACAACATCTATTATCTTGACGAATTTTTTACGTGGTGTTATAATACAGCACTGCCTACGCCTTGGTTGGGTCGTGTACACAATCCTGCGCACATGCGGCCTAGTGTGTGGCCAGATTGTGCAAAAAAAATCATAATTGAAAAATTAAAAACCAGTGCGTACAAGAATGTACAACCTTGGGCAGAGTTATTAACACGCACCGACGACAGTGGGGTTTTTGAAGAATTTAAAAACAAGTTACATGCGCATGATCAATTTCGTGGACTTGACTTCAAAAAAACTTTTCCAGAATTATCTAAATTTATTATATCATGAAACTATCACCAACTATTGAAGTAGACACGTTTTTAACAGAACAAGAAACAAATCAACTTGCCGCATTGGTGTATGCGCAATCAGTGGCAAAATCTGACATTGGTAATTATACAGATTCGGGTAAAGATGGAAAACACAAAGGCAAAAAAATTGCAACATTTTATGACACTGATGTTGATACATTGTATGAAGTACTAGATATTATTTTGCCTAAATTAAATCATGTTTTTGGATATCAACCCATCATCGAAGATTTACACATTTTGGAATCTAACATACCTTACATGATACACAATGATTTTACATCAAATCATAATTTGACTCCTCGAACAGTTGAATGGCTGAACAGTCATTTGCCAGAGTATACAATCATTATACCAATTGAAACTTACAACAGCATCACTGTTATTTTTGACGAGTCTTACAAAACAAACGATTTTGAACAATTTAAAAAAGAATATACTGGAGATCTCTCAATTAAATTAGACAAACGGTTTATAATGAACAATCTAACACATTTAAATCCAAAAGATTTACGTTATTTAACTTTGCATTCAACACACAAATGGAACAAAGGTGCAATGTTTGCAGTAGATCGACGATATTACCATTGTAGTGATAATTTTATAAAAAAAGATATAGAGTATAAAAAAGCCATAGTGATTCGAACTGTGACAAAAATATAATGCCATACTGTACCATACAAATTCGAGATGAAGTAAACATCAAGATTGAAGGCCTGGACTTGGATGCTCGCAAGGCTTTGGTCAATGCGTTCAAGTATGATGTGCCTTATGCAAGATACTTGCCAGCAGTAAGGCTGGGTCGGTGGGACGGCAAAGTCAGTTACTTCCAACTAGGCGGCAGCACATACACCAATTTGTTGCCAGAGATCATGCCCATCTTGGAACGCTACAACTATGACATTGAATTGGATGACCAAAGAGAATACTCTACTGTATTTGAGTTTGCTCAAGTCACAGAACAAACATTTGCACACAAGACTTGGCCCAAAGGACATCCTGCAGAAGGGCAACCTATCCTGTTGCGTGACTACCAAGTAGAGATTGTGAACAACTTTTTGACCAATCCACAATGCATACAAGAAGTGGCCACAGGTGCAGGCAAAACAATCATGACAGCGGCATTGAGTGCCTCCGTAGAGCCATATGGCAGGTCCATTGTGATTGTGCCCAACAAGAGTTTAGTCACACAAACTGAAAAAGACTATGTTAATCTTGGCTTGGATGTGGGCGTTTACTTTGGTGACAGAAAAGAACACGGGCACACACATACCATCTGCACTTGGCAGAGTCTAAATGTATTGCTGAAGAATACTAAAGCAGGCATAGGTGAGGCAACCATACAGGACTTTATTGAAGATGTGGTATGTGTGATGGTAGACGAAGTACACATGGCCAAAGCAGATGCGCTCAAAACTCTGCTCACAAGCGTAATGGCTAGAGTGCCAATTCGCTGGGGATTGACCGGAACTGTGCCCAAAGAGAAGTTTGAAAGCCAGGCCCTGTTGGTGAGCCTGGGTCCTGTGATCAGCAAGCTGAGTGCTAACGAACTACAACAACAAGGCGTGCTGGCACAGTGCCATGTGAACATTGTGCAGTTGCAGGATCACGTGGAGTATTCCGACTACCAAAACGAGCTTAAATACTTGTTGGAAGAGTCAGGCAGGCTGGATGCCATGAGCGAACTCATACGCCATGTAAATGAAACAGGCAACACCCTAGTGCTGGTTGATCGCACCGAATGTGGTCGTCAATTGGTAGAGCGACTGGGCGAACGTGCTGTTTTTGTGTCAGGCGCAACCAAAGCAAAAGATAGACAAGACGAATATGACGAAGTGGCGGACAGCACTGATAAGATTATTGTGGCTACCTATGGTGTTGCCGCTGTGGGTATTAATATCCCTAGGATTTTTAATTTGGTTCTTGTGGAACCAGGGAAAAGTTTTGTCCGCGTTATTCAAAGCATTGGACGCGGGATAAGAAAAGCAGAAGACAAAGAGCATGTTCAAATCTGGGACATAACTTCGACTTGTAAATTTGCCAAGCGCCATTTGACCAAGCGCAAACAATTCTACAAAGAAGCCAACTATCCGTTTACTCAAGAAAAACTTGAGTGGATGAAGATAAAATAGTTGACTTTTCTATTAGATCTCTATATACTACAAACATGAGAATACTTACCCTAGACAATGCTACATACGATTTAGATCACCTGCCTGAAGAAGTAGATGACATGCGTTTTGCTATATTGGACAATTCAAATCCTGCAGATCCTGACTATCATTTTATACCATTGATCTTCTTGGAGAGCTTTAATGCTCCTGCTCTTGTGTTGCGCATAGGCGAGCACACTATAAAGATGCCCATGGATTGGCAGATACTAATTGGCGAACCTGACGTTGGAGACTTGGAAGTGCTACCACTTACATCAATCAACGATCGTGGGTTCAAAGTATTCCAGTTCAATCCATTGACTAGTTTCCGTCCTAGTTTCCCTGACATTGAAATCCTGGATGTCTATCACGAAGTCAGCTGGTATGCGCCCAAACTCAAGAATGGTCAACTGCTGGCTGTGCCTGTGAGTGAAGGTGCGGATCCTGACTGTGTGTACTTTGTCAAAGACGTCAGCCGCAATTGTGAGATTGTGGACTACAATAAAGCGTGGTAGTATGCCCTACACTGAACCTGAAATGTTTGAAATCATCAATAGACTGGCCAGAGTATATCTGGAAAGTTATCCCAACGATCGCGAAGGCCTAGAGCGGTTCTTACGTTGGGCACACCTACAATATGGCTACCAGTATGGGCAGTCTTAAGCCGGGTGCCACATACATCTACGAACGCAACGGTAATGAAGTGTATGCTCGTGAGTTTGGTGCTGACCCTGCTGACCGTGTGCTGGTTGGACATGGATATGACCCTGTGACTGGGCATAAAATAGACTACGATAAAAGAACCAGCGACGGCCGGCCATTGCATGATCACCTAATGGAGGACAAACTGTGGGGCGAAATTCGGCGAGCTGCTCGAACCAATCCCACTTTACAAGACGCACTAGAACGTGCTATAATGATTTACAAACTGACCAAAACCGATGAGCGATAAACTGACCATTGCTAATGAGATGAAGATGTTTGACCGCAAGGTTAGATCATTCTATGACGATCTCACCGCAGAAGAAAAGAAAAAGTTTTCAAACTATCTCATGATACGTTGGGGTTCAGCAGTAGAAGGTTCAAGAGAACTGCAAGAGTTTTATGTGATTGCCACTAACGAACGATTGAACAAACACTTCTTCAATGTAAGCAAACATCCAAAACTGCAATGGCTCATGGCTACGTCAGTGAGTCCAGACTTAGGCAGTCAAAGACATCCTTGGATTGCTCCCAAGAAAAAACAAGCTGGCCTTAGCGCCAAACGCAAAGCACTGATGGCAATGTATCCACACTACAAAGATGATGAAATAGAAGTAATGATGCAGATTGTGTCAGACAAAGAAATTAAACAATACTCAAAAGACTCTGGCGACGATCCCAAATGACACAATGTCAATTCTGCAAAAAAGACTTTGCTCGAGAAACCAGTCTAGCAGTGCATGTGTGCGAGCAGAAAAAACGTAGACAAGAGCGTAGTGAACGTGGTGTGGAACTGGGCTTTCAAGCCTACATACGTTTCTATGAGATGAGCCAAGGCAGTGCCAAACTCAAAACGTTTGATGACTTTGCTGACTCGCCTTACTATCGCGGCTTTGTGAAGTTTGGACGCTATTGTGTGAGCACAAAAACTATCAATCCCAAACAGTTTCTTGAGTGGCTGTTGAAGAACAACAAAAAGATTGATCGTTGGGCAAGTGATCAACTGTACACAGAATATCTCATACAGCATTTGCCCGTGGAGAATGTGAACGATGCACTGGCACGAGCAGTGGAGTTTGGCATGGACTGGGCAGAAAAAAATTCAGCACAACCGCAGGACTGTTTGAGATACGGCAGTACCGCAGCCATGTGCTATGCAGTCACAACAGGTAGGATATCACCTTGGGTGATTTACAATTCAGAGTCAGGGCAACAGTTCTTGGGCGAACTCACACCTGATCAGATCAGCATGGTATGGCCCTACATTGACTCAGATATATGGCAGAAAAAGTTTCACAACTACCCTGCTGATCAAGAGTATGCAAAAGACATATTGAGCAAGGCAGGTTGGTAACATGGCAACAGTGATATTTTTAACACTCATACTCCTACAGATCAAACACTGGTACATTGACTTTGTGGATCAGAGCATGGCAGAAGTCAATCACAAAGGCCAATACGGACACTGGCTGGGCATGCGGCACAGTCTCAAACAGGGCATTGGCACAGCCCTATGTGTTGGGTGTGTGTTAGGCCCTGTATACTGGGCCGCCAGCATAATGATGGGTGTGATAGATGCTGTGCTACATTATCACATTGACTGGGCCAAGATGAACTGGGGCAATAGAGACCTTCAGAATCCCAGCTTCTGGGCACACTTGGGTCTAGATCAGATGGCACATCAGTTGACTTACATTGGCCTTGTGGCTATAATTGCATTATGATTAGAAATATTAGCGGCAGCAAATACATTCAAGTATCAGGTGGCATGTCTACCAATCCATACATCAGCCCAGGTGCCAGCGGTGCAGGCATGGTGCGATGGAGTCCCAGCATGAACTGTTTGGAAATTAATGATGGCAACTCCTGGCAACAGCTTCACTCATCACATCCTATGATTTCACTCTCATCAGACGCCGAAACCCTGTTGGA